GGTTTGTAAATACCTGCGTAACTGTAGCACCTGTGCCATTACCGTTAAACTTTAATACAACATCTTTGCCGTTAGCAATCTCAAAATCATTTGAGGCACTATAGTTGCCTTGGAATATAATGACTGAACGACTGCTAGAAAGACTGTTACGCAGATAGCATATTTTTTCTGCATTGTTTGGAGTTAACTGGACGTATGCCGTTCCACCAAGATCACCTCCGTCAACGAACTCGATAAATTTATTTCTTCCATTCGAGCTTGCGCCATCAGTAATCGGGAGGGCAGTGGGAGAGCCAGAAGAGCCAGCACTAGATAGTGTAACAGAGACAATACCAGTAATCGCTTCATCCGTTAAATCCCAGTTGGTGTTAGTGGTATCACCCCAAGTACCTGACTGTTCGCCAGATCCTATCTTCTCGATACCTAAAAAATTTGTGTATGTACTTGACATGTTTTATATCCTCTTACGCAGCATCTTCCCAATTCGGACTTTGCGATGGGCTAATTGTTGACCAACTTGTTCCTACATTTGGGCTAATCTGCACCCAGACTACAGCAGTACCTATTGCTCCAGTAGCCGAAACCCCTGTAACTGAAATTATTGTTTGTGGAGCTACCGTGACAGAACCAACAGCACCAGTTCCAGCAATACCTGTAACTGAGGCAGACGCATCACCTTCTATGGTGACACTGCCAACTCCTCCTGTTCCTGCAATTCCTGTAACAGCAGTAACCGCAGTTCCAGTTGCTGTAACGCTCCCTACACCGCCCGTGCCAGCAATCCCTGTAAGACTTACAACTACATCGCCTTCAAAGGTAACGCTACCTACCGAGGCTGTAGCACCAGCAATAGCTTGGTCTACGTTCCAAGAGCCACCGTTCCAGCTTTGACCAGAGCTATTCCAGCCAATATAGGTGGCTAAAGCATCTGCCATTAGGCAATCCTGATAATAGCGTTACTCGCGTCAGCAGTTGGGAACTGGATTGTAAAATCTCCACTTGTTGATGACTTGTCAGCACCAAAATCCAAAACGCAAACAGTTGGATCTCCACTGGCACTGTCGTTAAATATCAAAGCACCTCTAGCCGTAATAGAAGACGAACTAAAGGTTACGTCAGCAAAATCTGTAAAAGCCGTAGTGCTACTTGTAGTTGGGTCTACTCTAGTAAGAGAAGCCCCTTTTGCCGTATAGCCTGTACCACTTACCTCATTGCTAGTGGTATACGCAGTGGTAGCCGCATTAAAGCTGGCACTGTTGGTATACAGAGCAATATTAAAGGTGTTGCCACCAGAGTTTTTAAAGTTATGCACAGCTTCCATAAGCTCTTTCTTGAAGCTGGTACACATAAAATTTCCGCTAAAAGCCATCATAGCCTCCTGATTATATTAGCTAGGCCGTCATCTCCAGCCTTTAACGCTTCATTGTATAAATCGGTTTTGTATCCGTTAATTCCTTGCCTGACATAAAACTCAATTACTTTCTGTATGTTCTGCTTGAACGCATTAGCTTGCTCCCTTATCAGGGGATTAGCACTTTCTGATACAGAAACAATCTTGTCTGCACACCTAGACGCAACCTCCTCTGGAGATATACCTCTTTGATGTGTGGTATGGACTCCTACAGAACCTATCTCTGCTTCGCTTAACGAACTAATCACGCTCTTTTGTTCCTAACCGCACCAGAACGATAGCTGTCTGTAGTGTCGTAATTTTCGCCCAGATTCTTGAGCTTGCCTAGCGCATCTTCATATCTCGCTATATACATCTGCATAACGTCTGCATCACCCTTTAGGAAAGTGTATGCTTCAACTAAACACCCATAAAACAAGGTTGACTCTGCATTTGTGCCTAGCCAGCTTGTTCCACTTGATGCCGTGGTGATTGATTCTGGCTTATAAAAGTAGTGAAGCTCTACCGTGTAGTTTGTTGTGCCAGTCAGGTAGTTAGGTGTCGGTGCTAAAAGAAAATTAGATTCATCAAATATTGCGTAATACTTTGGCGTTCCAGTCGTTGAAGAAGCAGGGTACGCTTCTCTTATGAAATTTACATCTTTGAATATAAGAAATTCATATCCAGTGTTATCTACAGACAGGGAATACGGAGCCAAGAAATCAGATGGCATAGAAAGGTACTGGTTTCCCTGAGATGTATTACCTGTCGCATTTTTTCTAAAATCAGGCAACTGAACTGATTTAAGTATTCTGTCCTCTGCTTGCAGGATAATAGTGGGAAGATTATTAACGAAAGTAGTTTCCGTTGTTTCCAGATAATCCTGCAAAGCATTCTTTAATGTAGTAAATGTCCACGCCATCAGGAGGTACTCACCGTCACTTTGCCTACCTCCCCCTTTATATCAAGACCAAGGGTTTCTGTTCCGTATGCTGTTAATCCTCCACCTACTGGATCAAATGCAGACAATGCCCTGCTTTCCTGCAAACTTACATCTGGCCTTGGATTAAGCAACGCTTGTGGATCGCTCATGTTAAGCCTACCAAGCTGCAACTGAGGCTGGTCTTTATCAACAACATCACGACCAACCAACAACCCGTTTGGCTTTCTGTCTTCTATCTGGGCAACCAAATCTTTTTTTGGATACCTAAATCCAGTTCGGTCACAAAAACCAAATGCATGTTTGCCGCTTGCATAATTGCTCATAATATATTGTACCCACCGGGAGACACCTGCAATGAAGCTCTTTCTCTTGATCCATCTGATGCAAGCTCCCATTGCTCCTCATAAACCTGTTTAAGCATGGGCGCAATAGACTGAGATTCTGTTCTTTTCATAGACACATAATATGCAAGCCCTGCCGTCAGGCAAGGAAGGTATCTTGCTGGAACGTCCATATTTAAACTTGCTGGAGATCCAACGTCCTCGATTCTTTCCATGTAATAGTAGTTAAACACATACGTTTTTGCATCGTCTGGAACAGGCCAGAAAATAAGATTGATGTTAGTTGGTGTTCTTTCTACATAATATTGCAAAGGTCTTCCTTGAGTTAGCTTGTTTACCTGCTGAGAGTAAGTGCTGACTGATATTCTGGTCATGCTCAAATCTGCTTGTAATGACGTATTTCCTGCGTCAGTTCTGCACACACCCTCTATTATGTCTAACTTGTCAGCAGTAAGGGCATATGTGCTTGTACCAGCCGTCAGGGTCTGGGATGCGTTCTTTACAGTCCAAAGGCTTAACCCTCTGTTTTGCCATTCAAGCATTAACATGTTAAGGCTTCTTCTTGCAGTTCTGTAATCATAGCCACTGCGACACTCTAATCCGCAACGCTCGTAGGCTTCTTCTATAATATCGCCAATATCAAGGTTAAATGTAAATGTCTCACTGGTAGCCATTTAAGTGACAATCCCCTTTGTTTTGCCTTTTATTGCTATTCCGTTTCTGCATTTAGCTGATTTTTTTCTTCCACCACTTTTTAGCTTTTTAATTTTGTTGCTCTTGTTCATCAAAAGCCACTAAACATAAATGGATTGTTTGCAAAATACTGTTGAAGAGCCGCTAACTGTTCGTCAGTAAGAGGAGAAGTACCTGCTGATGGAACTTCCTGTTGATTATCTGGAGTGCCTCCATTTGTAACTTCAGAGTTGTTTATTGGTGGCGTTGGCCCTCCGTCAAGAGGATTATCGTCCAGATTTGGAATAATGGCAGGTTCATACGGAGCCATCCTCTGGGGTCTGTAATTATATCCCTCCATACCCATTAGGTTGGAATAAAAGTTAGCACCAGCGTATGGGTTGTACGGAGCAAACTGATTAAGAGGGAAAGGCCCACCAAAAGGGCTTAGGTAATAATTGGGCTGGGGTCTGTATCCCATGCCGCCCATGTAGTTTCCTCCCATTTGACCGCCTTTTCCTGACATGCCACCAGCATAAGGGTTGTACCTAGGTTGAAACCCCTGATAAGGATTCATGCCGTAACCTTGGGGCATTCTATACCCCATTGTATCTCTTCCTAGTATTCCAAATACTGACTGAGGTGTCTGGTAGGGTGCTTGTGTGCGAGGAAAAGCTCCTTGATACTGTTGTGCCGCTTCTCCAAACCTATTGCCAAAAACATCATTACGGACGGGGCCATCAAATCTTTCCCCTGACCCCTCATATGGTCGAGGAAAAGCCCCTTGTAGTCGTTGACCGCCTTTTCCTGACATTCCTCCAGAATATTGCGGCATCCCTCCGTACATTCCACCCATCTGTTGTCTTCCGAATCCCATGTTTTGCCTACCTCCGTAATACATTCCACCAATTCTGTCATCCATAGGAATTAATCCTTGAGACAAGGCTTCGTTTCTTTGCGCTTCCAGCT